TGTACTCGTCAGCGCGGGAAGCGGCAAGAAAGAATTACATGAGTTATCAAACGATTATAGACCGCTGTAATCGAAAATGTAAGAGTGCATTTGCTCCAGATGGTTATGCGTATGCATGGGATGATAAAGAAAGCAGCATGCGATATGCATTGCGAAAGATTGAGATTGAGGATGGCTATATGCCAAAGGCACCTGATGTGGAGTCAGAGTGGTAATAAAAGGCGGCTTGGTGGCCGCCTTTTATTATGTAAGATGGCAAAGTAATTTTTCTAAAATTGAAATTACTGCAATAAATAATTTAAGTAACTTACATATCTTTTTGTAAGACAAAAATTTTTTTTGCTTCTTTTTTTTGCTCATAATAATCACTCCTTCCTTTGTGTTATATTTATAATATGTCTATTTCAAATGAAAAAATTGAACAAAATTATTTTGGATAATTAACAAAGGAACAGAAATGGTCTCCCAAAATATCTTCCTAAAATATCTTTGGGATATAGAATTAATGCAAATAAGTGTACTTGGAGAATTACAAGAGTATCGTGTCAGAATCTGACACAAAATATATAAAAAGTTAAAAATAATGCTTGACATATGGTACACCCTATGATATACTATAATTGTAGGGAGGGGAAATAAGAAAGAAAGGAGGAGACCTAATGAGTAAGAGGTCAAAAAAACACTTACTTAAAAAATTGAAAATCGTTGCTTTGGTGGTAACCATTCTCCAAGGTATTACATCAATTGTAGCAACGATAATATCGGTTTTTAAGTAAGTGCTTAGGGTGGGGGAGGCAAATGCCTCTTCCCATCTATAAGTATATACTCATTAGGACAAAAAGTCCATGTATAAAATAATTATTTTGTCACAAGTGGTTTCGTTATTTACAATGGTTTGCTTGATTGTTTCTTTGAAACAAATGCTTTTAATAGTTCCAATTGTATTGACGATTGTATCAATAATATTGAATATTATTGTTTGCAAAATGAAAGGTGGTGAAAAGCGTGGCAAATGCACAGACTAAAGCCAGTAAGAAGTACCAGGATAAAGTTGGACTTGTTGCTAAAACGTATAAACTAAAAAAGACTTTAGTTGATGAGTTTGCGGAAAAGTGCAAGGAGAATGGTATAGCCACATCCAAACAGATTTCTATTATGATGCAGGAATATATTGACGACAACTAAATTTTTTGGATGATTTTGTGAAAAGCGGAAGAACTAACGGAATACCGTTGATTTCTCCGCTTTTTGCATTTAGAAAAAAAGTTAAAGATGTCGTGGAAATGTCGTGTTAAGGTGTGTTATTATGGTATTGTGGATAAAAAAGAAAGCCACTGATGAAAAAAGAGGTCAAGCAATTGGTCTCCTTTTTTTGTGCATAAAAGTTTTTATAAGTGAAAGAAGGTGAGAATGATGAACAAAGTGCAACCCATTCGCGATAAACAGTTAGTAAAAGATATTTATCAATATCTCTTAGAACAGAATTCTAGAGATGCAGTGATTTACGCTGTGGGAATTTATACAGGGCTAAGGATATCAGACATTCTTAACCTGAGGGTGCGCGATGTTCGAGCCAAAGAAAATATTACTTTGTATGAAAGAAAAACGGGCAAGGAGAAATTTATTCCGATAAATCGATTTCTCAAAAAAGTATTGAACCAGTTTATTGATGGGCGGAGAGATTACGAGTATTTGTTTTTATCTCCAAAGCCGCCAAATCGACCGATATCAAGGCAGCAGGTTTACAATGTTCTGTCAAAGGCAGCAGAGCATTTTGGCATTGAGGAAAGGATTGGCACTCATACACTTCGCAAAACTTTTGGATATCATTATTATTTAAAGACGCACGATGTGGGAACACTTATGAAATTATACAATCATTCTTCGGAAACGGTAACGCTTTGTTATATTGGCATAACAGACGATACATTAGCAAGCGTATATAAAGACGTTGACCTTTTGGGTTAGGTCTTTATTTTTTTGACTTTCAATTAAAAAAACGGAAACATTAGATGTCTAATCCTTACGAATTGACATATTGAGACGTTGTAAAATATGGTGTTCGTTTTTTTAAGAAACAACATAAGGAAGAAAGTGTTCATCAAATCGTTTGACAGAATTATAAGATATGTCAAATAAAATGTAAAGCAAAGAGAAAGAACTGGTTCACATTCGGTGCACCCAAAGCCGTGTAGGTACTGTGCGCGTCAAAGGCGCGTTGCGGTTCGCGGAGGCCCAAAAGATGGCTAGTTTTTTTTACAAAAAAATTGAGGTTGCCATTTCCGTTTGGAGGTGAGTTGGATGGCGTCAGATGATAAAAAGATAAAAAGCGTTGATGATATTACCGTATCGGCTAAAGTCATTGGTGAATTTATTGGTGTTGGTGATCGTATGGTGCGACATCTGGCTGACGAAGGTATCATCAAGAGAAACAGTCATGGAAGATATCTTTTATTAGAGTCGGTAAAAAATTATATCCTGACGCTTAAGGTATCAAAGGCTGGCGAATCAATTAAGACTGATTTTGATAAAGACAACTTGGACTTGAATCATGAAAAGGCGGTCAATGAACATTGGAAGTCAATGATTACGGAGATTAAGTTGCAACTCATCAAAGGACATGTACACAAGTCAGAAGATGTTGAGCGAGTCATGACAGATATGTTTTTGAACTTTAAAAATAAAATGCTAGCCTTGCCACATAAGCTGGCTCTTAAACTGGAGCATCGCGAGCGTCAGGAAATTCAGGAGACGCTTCGTGAAGAAATAACGGATGCTTTGTCTGAACTGGCAGATTATACACCAGAAGCGTTTTATTCCGACGAACATATTGATGTGGAAGATGATGTGATTCTGCATTTGGGGGACGAGCAAAATGAGTAAAGCAAAAGCCCCAGTGAGTTATCATACACTCAAATTTATGGCGGATTTGAGTGAAAAATTAAGACCTAGACCACCGATGACAGTGACTGAGTGGGCGGAAAAAAATATGATTTTGCCTGCCGGTTCCAATGAGCCGGGACACTATTCGTCAAAGAATATGCCTTTTCAGCGAGCCATTATGGACGCTATTACGGACCCCTATGTTCAAGATGTATCGGTGATGTCATCAGCCCAAATTGGTAAGACTACGATGTTGCTTTGCGGTATCGGGTATTACATAGATTATGAACCGGCTACACAATTGCTGGTTCTTCCGACATTATCGTTGTCGGAGAAGTTTTCTAAAACGAGACTTGCGACAATGATACAGGATGTTCCCGTACTGTCGGAAAAAATTGCTCCGGCAAAGTCAAAAGACAGCGATAATACGATATTATTCAAACAATATGCTGGCGGTCACATTGTTTTAGCAGGAGCGAATTCAGCAGCTTCTCTTTCATCCATGCCTTTGCGAATCATATGGATGGACGAGGTCGATCGTTTTCCTGAATCTGCCGGAACAGAGGGAAATCCAATCAAACTAGCAGAAAAACGTTCTACGACGTTTTGGAACCGAAAACACATCAAAACTTCAACGCCGACAGTACACGGATTGAGTAAAATCGAATCAGCGTACAATGCAGGAACAATGGAAGAATGGTGTGTTCAATGCCCGTGTTGCGGAACGTGGCAACCGTTTGAATTTAAGCGCGTTGTGTTCAAAAACGTTGCGATGGCATGTATCGATTGCGGTGAAGAAATTGAGGAGCGCTACTGGCGGGAAAGTCCACAAAAGTGGATAGCCGCACATCCGGAAAGAAAAAGCAATCGTAGTTTCCACATCAACGAACTGGCTAGTCCGTTTGTGACTTGGCGTGAAATTATTGATGAGTTCAAGGCGGCAAATGAAAAATTAAATACTTTTCATGATGTCGAAGATTTGAAAACCTTTATCAACACAACACTTGGTGAAGTTTGGGATGAATCTCAGCAAGGTACAGATACACAGGTTGATTATGAGACTGTTGAAAAACGAGCCGAATTTTATGAAGCAGAACTGCCAGATGGTGTGCTTATGCTAACGGCAGCAGTGGATGTACAGAATGACCGTTTCGAGGTTGAGATTCGTGGATGGGCGCGCGAATACGAGACATGGGGAATTTACAAAACAGAGATTTATGGAAATCTTGAAAAAAATGATGTTTGGGAAGAATTAGAAGATTATATAAGCCAAACACTGCATTTTGCGAATGGCAATTCTCTTGGCATTGCTGCAACAGCAATTGATACCGGTGGTAATCATACAAATATGGTTTACAAATGGGTAAAAAGAATGACCCAAAAGGGTAAATCTGTTTATGGCATTAAAGGATATGCACAAAAAGCGGGGATTCCGCTGGTATATAAAGTAAGTGATGTGGATATCAAAGAAGAAACATCATCCGGCAAAAAAGTTGTAGTTGACCATACAAAGTTATATACGCTTGGTGTTGATGCTGGAAAAGAGGATATCCAGAACAGGCTTGTAATTAGTGAGCCGGGAGAAGGCTATTGCCACTTTCCATCTAATGGTGGACGAGGTTACACAACAACATATTACAAAGGCTTGTTTTCAGAGAGAAAAATCACCAAAAAGGTCAGAGGCGCAATCAAAGAAGTTTGGGTTAAGAAAAGTGGTATTCGAAATGAGCCACTTGACCTTTTTAACTATGGATACGCTGCCTGCATGATAAAACGACCGGCATGGAATGTGCTGGAAGAGAAAATTGAACGAGGCATCGATTATATGCAAAAAAGGAAAAAGAAGACGGGTACCACAAGGAGAAGTCAGAAAGGAGTTGAATGGTGATGAGCAATGCTAATACTGTTTTAGAAATTAAGAAAAACCGATTGAAACTTTATTACGAAGCGGAAGAAAAAGTTTTGAATAGTCAATCGTATACCCTTGGAAGTAAGACGCTTACAAGGGCAGATTTGACATCAATTCAGAATATGATAAAAAAATTGGAAGGCGAGATTGCATCGCTCGAACAGTACGGAACAATGAAAAGAAGGTCAGTCCGTATTGTGCCAGTTGATTAGGAGGCAGCATGAACGTAATTGACAAGATGGTTGAAGCTGTGTCGCCAGAGATGGCGGTAAAAAGACAAAGAGCAAGGGGAGTCCTTGCAATTCGTAATGCACAGCTGGATAATCTGGACAAATTTATGAACTCCGGCTACTCAAATGGCGGAGCGTCTCGTGGAAAGCGATTTGCGAAAAAATGGAAATTCACCAGTGGCTCTCCTAAACGGGACATTGAGGAAAATCGAAAGATCCTTCGCGAGAGGTCGCGCGACCTAGCAATGAATACTCCATTAGGAGCGGCAGCAATCAATTCCACCAGGACGAATACGATTGGATGTGGTTTGATTCCAAAACCCAAGATTGATTATGAATTTTTGGGGTTATCAAGAGAGGAGGCCAGGACACTCGAAAAGGAGATTCGGCAGGAATTTAGGATTTGGGCGGAATCGACTTTATGTGATACTGCCGACCAAAATGATTTTTATGAATTGCAGCAGATTGCTTTTTCAGATTGGTTGAGAAACGGCGAGGAATTTGCGCTGATTTCATACGATGAAGAGCGGGAATATCAGCCGTACCAGTTGCGAATACGGTTGATTGAAGGCGACAGAGTGAGCACACCGGGAAGTCTGAATGGCGATTATTTTACAGATAAAAAACTGGAAAATGGAAATCGAATTGTTAATGGTGTGGAGATAACGGACAGTGGAAAGGTAGTAGCATACCATATTTGCAGTCGCTTCCCAAATGATTATGATTCGATGCAGACAAAGTGGGTACGTGTTGTTAAACGAGGTGAAAAAACAGGCAATCTGAATATATTGCATGTTTTTAACGCAGAGCGTGCCGGACAGTATCGAGGCGTTCCGTTTTTAGCACCGGTAATTGAATCGATTAAGCAGATTTCAAGATACACAGACGCAGAAATAATGGCAGCAGTCATTAACAGTATGTTTACCGTTTTTATCACCACCGAGCAGGGAGATGAGATATCCGAGTTTGGTGGCGAAGAGGATGAGATTGATGAGGAATTGGAAGATGAAGAGGTGACGCTTGGAAGTGGCACTGTTAATTTCTTGAAAAATGGTGAGGATGTTCGGACGGTGGCTGCTACTCATCCGACCGGAAATTTTGACCAGTTTTTGGCAGCAATGGCAAAACTTGTTGGTGCAGCATTGGAAATTGCACCGGAAATTCTGCTGAAAAGTTTTAACAAAAGTTTTTCTGCTTCGAAAGGAGCAATGAATGAAAGTTGGAAAGCGATTAAAATGCGCCGTGGATGGTTCATAAATGACTTTTGTCAGGTGATATACGAGTTATGGCTTGCCGAGGCTGTGAGCAAAGGAAGAATCCATGCTCCCGGCTTTTTTAATAACATTGCTATACGAAAAGCCTACTCAAATTGTACTTGGGTAGGTCCGACACAAGGACAGTTAGAGCCTGGCAAAGAGGTGGCTGCAGCTGTACAGCGTGTCAATGCAGGTTTTTCGACACGAGAGGATGAATGTGCGGCGTTGAATGGCAGCGACTTTGACGATATTGTGCGAACGCTGGAAGTTGAAAACGGTTTAATACGGAAAGCAAATAAAGCATTAGAGGAGGATTAAACAATGGCAGTTGAAATTAATGTAAAAGGTCCAATCATTTCAAATTCGCAAAAATGGTTATATGATTGGCTGAAAATAGAGGCTTGTGCTCCAAAGGACATCACGGATAAGCTGAATGAGGCGAATGGCGAAGATATTGTATTGAATATCAACTCGAATGGTGGTGTTGCCGTTGCCGGCTTTGAAATCTACACTTTGTTAAAAAGTTACGAGGGTAAGGTTACAGCAAGAATTGTTGGAGCGGCTATGTCGGCGGCATCGATTATTGCCTGTGCAGCTGACGAGTGTCTGATTAGTGATGCAGCAATCTTTATGATACATAACACCCAGTGCTATGCGGAGGGTGATTATCGTGACATGGAGCAGGAAGCAGATGCCTTGAAGCAGTATAATGAGGCAATTATAAATGTTTATGAAAAACGCACAGGTAAAACAAGGGAAGAATTGCAGGAATTGATGGACAATAATACTTATATGTCCCCTAAGAGAGCAATTGAACTTGGCTTTGTCGACGACTACATGTTTAAGGAGTCCGAACCAAATAATCAAAGCGGAATGCTTGTTGTAAATTCCGAAGCACCAGTTATCAGTGAGGCAGTGGCTCAAAAATTGCAACGAGCAGTGCTGCTTATGGAGGATAAGGGAAAATCCACTGAATCCCAAAAGGGGGACGGTGATTTATCAATAACAAATAAAAACGGAAAGGAAGGTAACACGAAAATGACTTTAGAGGAATTTTTGAAAGAAAATCCAACGGAACAGGCAGCAGTTGACCGGATGGTAAACGAAGCGAAAGAGTCTGGGATTGAGGAAGGTGCTAAAAATGAGCGCACACGTCTTCAGGAGTTGGATGCAATCTCGAAAACTGTGACGAGTGAGGCGCTTATGGAGGCGAAATATGGCGAAAAGCGTACGGACGCTAAAACCTTGGCGTATGAGTGTCTTATGGACGATTCAAAACGTGCAGAGGCTTACATGAAGAACGCTACACAGGATGCTGATAATTCGGGAGCAGCTAGTGTTCCAGCACAGGCTGAGGACGAAGATGTGACCGAAGCAGAAAAGCAGGCAGAACGCCTTGCAAGTGTCGCCAATAAACGAGGAGGGATGAAATCATGAGTAAACGGTTAAACACAGTGGACGATATGAAGATGGATAATCTTATTTACGACCACTTTAAAATCATTGATGCGAAAGTCGTTCCGGTGACGGTATCTGATGGACCGGGGACGCTGAGACGTGGTCAGTTGCTGGATTTTGATGCCGAAAAGAAGACGTTTGCAGTGCATGCAAGCGGAGGAACAGCCAATTGTATCGTATGTAATGATACGGAGTATACCGAAGAGGATAGCAGTATTCCTACTTCGGTATATATTTCCGGTGACTTTAGAAAGTCTGAAGTTATATCTTCGGTTGAATTGGATGTTGTCGATGACGAAAATCTTCGCTCGGCAGGAATTATTTTGAAATAAAGGAGGACAAAAAATTGGTTAGAGAAACAACGACACTCATTGAGAGTGTAAAAAAGATGTATCCGGTGTTGATGTTTTTGAAAAACAGATATTTTCCGGACGGAAGATGCTTTTATTCGGAGAAAGCACTGGTTGAAATGAAAAAAGGCGGACAGAAGATTGCACCTTTTGTAATTCCTGTTATTGGTGGAATTGCGATGGAGAAAGAAGGATATCGAACAGAATACCTTGATGGACCATTTATTGCACCGAGAATGCCAATCACGGCGGATGATTTGGAGAAAAAAGCATTTGGTGAGTCTCCCGAATCTGGACGTTCTCCGGAAGAAAGAGAAGATGAACTGGAAGCCGAGAATATCGATGAACTTCGTAAATCTATTTACCGCCGTCACGAGAAAATGTGTGCGGAAATCATTACCACCGGTAAGGTGCTGATGAAACATTATGCGTCAGCAGACGACGCTGCAAAAGACAAGGATGCAGTTGAGAGATATTTCCAGTTTTACAATACAGAAGAGGGTTTCAAAAATCAGTATAAGTTGACAAAGAAATTTGCTGATATGACGGCAAATGAAAAAGTGATAGAACTTTATAAAATGGCTACTGTATTGATTGACCGTGGCATCCATGCGACCGATTTGGTCATGACTTCGGACGTAAGCATGGCGTTGATGTCAGATGAGAAATTTTTGGATTTCTTCAACAAGGCGCGGGTTGAGACTGGTATCATCGACCAGAAAATGCTTCCAGATGGCGTTGCTTGCAATGGTACTATTAATAT